TGGTTCGGCAAGGACCGGGTGCTGACCAAGGCCGCCCTTGCCGTTCACGAGCAACTCGTTGAAGAGGAAGGGTTTGACGCTTCCAGCGACGAGTACTACACTGAGCTTGACTCCCGTATGTCCCGGTTTTTCGGAGACAAGGGCGTCAAACGCAGCGGACAGGCGGTGGCCGGCGTCAGCCGGAACACCAAGCCTGCCGGCTCGCGCAAGGTCAAGTTGACCAAGAGCCAAGTCGCCATGGCTCAGCGCCTCGGTGTTCCATTGGAAGAATACGCCAAGTATGTCAGTTGAGGTGAGCATGAGCGAAGAATGGCTCGAAAACGCGGACAAGCCCAAGCGGGCTCCGCGCAAGACCCGGGAGAAAGAGTCCCGCATCAAGCAGTGGCAGCCTCCGAGCTCGCTGGATGCACCGCCGGCCCCCGAAGGGTATGCACATAGGTGGATCCGCGAGGAAGTTGCCGGACAGTTGGACAGCAAGAACATCAGCGCCAGGCTCCGCGAGGGGTATGAGCTGGTGCGTGCCGACGAGTATCCGGACTTTGAGGCGCCCGTGGTGGATCGGGGGCGTTATGAGGGTGTGATCGGTGTCGGGGGGCTGTTGCTCGCCCGGATCCCGTCAGAACTGCTGCAGCAGCGCGCACGGTACTACCGGGAAATGGTCGAGGGGCAGGAAGAGGCGGTCAATTCGGACATGCTGCGTGAGAACGCGCATGGGTCGATGCGGATCTCCAACCCCGAGCGGAACACCAGAATATCGTTTGGGGGGCGCGGGTAAGCGCCTGAGACATCTTTCTCTGGAGGTTTGGCATGGCAAATGTCAACACGGCATACGGTCTGCGTCCGGTTTCCCGGATCGGCAGCGTACCGTCGAGCAATGGTACGACTCAGTACCAGATTAGCGCGTCGGATACGAACAAGATCTACACGGGAATGCCGGTTGTTGTGAACACCACGGGCTACATCAGCCGCGTGGGCAGTGCAACGGGTAACAACGTCAAGCCCTTGGGTGTGTTCATGGGCTGTCAGTACACTTCAGCCACCGAGCTGAAGCCGGTGTGGAGCCCCTACTGGCCGGGGTCGGGTGCGCTTTCGACCGATCCGGTCTACGCCATGGTTGCCGACGACCCGATGCAGGTCTTTGCGATCGCATCGAACGGTTCGATGACCCAGGCCAATGTGTTCCAGAATGCCAACCTGGCCAGCGGTCAGAGCGGCACGGACGCGACGGGCATTTCCTCGGCGGTTCTGGACACCAGCACGATTTCTGGTGGAACGGCGGCTCAGAAGTTGCTCCGGATCATCGGTTTTGCCGATGAAGCGGACAACAATGACCTGTCGGCGGCTGGCGCGACTGTGCTGGTCCGGCTCCAGAACCACTACAACGCACCCGGCTTTGTCGCCGTCGTTGCCTGATCGGAGGGCTGAATAATGGCAATTTCACGCGCACAGCTGGCAAAAGAGCTTGAGCCTGGTCTCAACGCTCTGTTCGGTCTGGAATATGGCCGGTACGAGCGCCAGCACGAAGAGATCTTCGACGAAGAGAAGTCCAACCGGGCGTTTGAAGAAGATCAGATGCTGTACGGGTTCGGCAACGCCGTGGTCAAGCCTGAGAAGCAGGGCGTGACCTTCGACGAGGCCGGTGAGACCTACACCGCCCGCTACACCCACGAGACTGTCGCACTGGCGTTCTCAATTTCCGCTGAGGCAGTGGAAGATAACCTGTACGACAGGCTTTCGACTCGCTATACGAGGGCGCTGGCCCGCAGTATGGTGCACACCAAGCAGATCAAGGCCGCGGCTGTGCTGAACAACAGCTACTCCAGCGGCAGCCCGATCGGCGACGGTGTTTCGCTGTGCAACGCCTCGCACCCGACCCGGATTGGTAACCAGAGCAACATTCTGGCGACTCCGGCGGACCTGAACGAGACCAGCCTTGAAGAGGCCATCATTCAGATCCAGGGTTTCAAGGACGAGCGTGGTCTGCGGGTGGCCCTGACCGGTCGCAAGCTGCTCATTCCGAAGGAGCTGCAGTTTGTCGCGGAGCGGCTGATGGTAACCAACCTGCGGGTTGGTACGGCCGACAACGATATCAACGCCATTCGGTCGATGGGCATGATCCCGGACGGGTACGCCGTCAATCAGTTTTTCACTGATCCGGAGAACTGGTGGATCAAGACCGACTGTCCGGACGGGTTCAAGTACTTCAACCGCGTTCCGGTCAGCACCAAGATGGACGGCGACTTCGAGACTGACAACGTGCGCTACCGCGCCCGTGAGCGGTACTCGTTCGGCGTCTCCGACTGGCGCTGTGTGTTTGGTTCGGGCAACAACGCTGCCTGATCGCTGACACCGGAGCGGTCACTACAGAGCCCCGCTTCGGCGGGGCTTTTTTATGAAACAACGGTTCGATGAAGCATGGTTCGCAGCCCGGGCGGCGGGGAAGGTGCACTTCTACTGGAACGGTCGGCGGTTCCCGACCCGCATGGCGCCCTGGCAGCGCAGGAAGGTTGCAAGAAAGCGCTGAACAGTGTTCAATGGGCTGTCTTTTCAAGGAATTGCCTGACTGGAGGGCTTGACAGTGGCACGACATACAATCTCTTTTGCCGCGAACATCTTTCGCGGAGGCACCCAGTACAACAAGTACGAGGGTGGCAAGCGTGGTCTGGAGGTTTCGGACCTGTTCCATGTGGACCTGGGCGCTGTCGAGGCGGCTGATGCTGACGGCATTGCCGAGAGCCAGGCCGTGGCGGCTGCAGCGTCGTTCTCGCTGGACGGTGCGCTGGTCAGCGGAGGCATCGTGACCTTCGACACGCCGCGCAACGTGGTTGCGGCTTGGACCGGCACTGCCGTGGTGACTGTCACCGGCACCGACGAGTACGGCGAGACTGTCGTCGAGTCCAGCGCCTCTGGCACGTCCCTGACGGGCAAGAAGGCGTTCAAGACCGTCACCAGCGTCAGCTCCAGCGCCAGCATCACCGGCGCGACCGTGGGCACCGCGAAGGTGCTGGGCCTGCCGTTCCGGATCGACGCCAAGAACCAGGTGATCGTGGTCAGCGAGGACGGCAAGGCGGAGACCGCCAGCGTCGTTGTCGTGGGTGACACCACCACCGCAACGGCCACCACCGGCGACGTCCGGGGGACTGTGGCGGTTGCGGGCACGCCGGACGGCACCAAGACCTACAGTGTGCTGATGGTTCGCGGATCCGGTCAGACCAAGGTGGCGCAGTTCGGCGTTGACCAGTTTGCTGGCTGAGGCCGGGAGGTCACATGACGACGATCTACCGGTTTGACTACGCGCTGACCGCGGACAACGACGACGCCATCGCCGAGTCCCAGACTCCTGGGGCCGGCGGGGTGCAGGCGTTGACGCTGGACGGAACGGCTGTGTCTGGCGGGGTTGCGACCCTGGACGTCCAGCGCCGGGTGCTCATCACCTGCGCTGGATCCGACGCGGGCCGCACCTTCACCATCACCGGCACTGACGACGCGGGGTATTCGATTTCCGAGGCCGTTGCCGGGGCGAACGCCGACACCAGTTCCTCGACGCTCGACTTCAAGACGGTGACCTCGGTGACCGTGGACGATGACACGGACGGCGCCGTGGAAGTCGGAACCTCCGCTGTTGGCGCGTCTCGGATGCGGGTGATGAACCTGTACCAAGAGCCGTTCAACGTGTCGTTGGGCACAACGGTCGATGGCACAGTCAACTACACGATTCAGTATTCTTTGGATGACCCGTTCGGTGACCGCAATGCGATGACATGGTTTGCTGTCACCGCACTGACCGGCAAAACCGACGCGCAAATCAGCAATTTTTCCTACCCCGTCACTGCAGTTCGGACCCTCATCAACTCAGGGACTGGAACTGTGCGGCTGCGAATCTTGCAGGGCGGATGACGCCGTGTTGAGCTCACCAAACGGCGTCAGCGACTTTGCCTACGTCGGCGATCGAGCGATCAAAGGCGTGTCGTCAGTCGAGGGGTTGAATATCAACACCGCGTCACAGGAAGAGCTTGAGGCGTTGTCTGGCGTTGGCCCGGCAACGGCTCAAGCGATTATTGCTGGGCGTCCTTGGCAGTCGGTTGCCGATCTTGCATCAATCAGTGGGGTTAGCCTCCGCATGGTCAACAACTGGAACATCACGGCGTGAAGGAGAACGATCCGGTGGACATCAACGCGCAGCGGGCGGACATCCAGCAGACGGTCCACAGCCTGGACAAGCGGGTGTCTGTGCTTGAAACGCGAACAGACCAGCAAGGTCGGGAGATCCGGGATATGCGCACAGACATTAAAGACACCAAGTCCGCTGTCAACGAGATTCACACTGACCTGCGGGACTACATCACGCAGGAGGCCAAGGACCGGGCGAAGCTGTTTCAATGGATGGCGGCGACTGCGATCGGTGTCGTGGTGTCCATCGCTTTGGCGCTGCTGAGAGACTTTCTGACATGAACGATGAAGAGCTGAAGAAGCAGCTGTTGCGCCACGAGGGGCTGGTCACCCACGCCTACCAAGACCACTTGGGGTTCTGGACCATCGGCGTCGGGCGGCTGATCGACGAGCGCCGGGGCGGAGGGATCAGCGAAGAAGAGGCGATGGTCCTGCTGCACAACGACATCGAGAAGGTCAAGCGGCAGCTCCAGTGCATCGACGGGTTTTTCTTTCTCCCGCCGGACGTAAAGCAAGCGCTCTGCAACATGGCGTTTCAGCTGGGTATCAGCGGGCTTCTTCGGTTCAGCAACATGTGGGCCGCACTCAGGCGGCACGACTTCAAGGACGCTGCCAAGGAAGCGTTGGACAGCAAATGGGCTATGCAGACACCCAAGCGAGCGCACGAGATCGCGGAGATGATCCGCAGGGGAGCGTGACATGAAGGCACTCGTACTGGCATCGACCATGCTGCTGGCAGGATGCGCCGGCTACACCGAGTACTACGCGGCGATCGAGAGCGCCAACAGCCGGGCCGTGGAGATCGAAGCGGCACGATTCGCAGCACTCGCGCAGCTGGCGACGAGCGAGGACGAGCAGACCCGCATGGCGGCCACAATGGCGCTGGCGCTGTCACCGTCCGCCGACCAGACGATCGTCAAGCCTGAGGTTACCAGGCCCGTCTGGCTAGATGTTTTGCAGGTCACGGCAGGCCCGTTGGCAAACCTCGGCATCGCCGGCATCCAGGCGTCGATCAGCCGGGATCAGATCGCGGCGAACCGCGACGTGAGCATCAGCACCAACGAGTCGTTTGTGAACCTCGGCACGGCGGGTATCAGTGGTGTCGGGGCAGCAGGGGCAGCAGGCGCCAATGCGGTGCGTGACACCGCCAGGGCGGGTCTGAGCACGATCGAGCGGATCAGCTTGGAGCCGTCGCCATGAAAATTGCACTCGTTGCATTTGTTGCATGTATCCTGACGGGATGCGCATCCATGAGCGCCTACTTGCCGACAGCGATCAGTGTCGGCAAGATACTGTACTGTGAAGCAAAAGATGAGCAAGAGCGTGCCGCGATCCGCGACCGCTACGGTCTCCCACACGTCGTGTACTGTCCGGAGGACACGCGATGATCTACGAGTACCCGGTTGAGCAGATCACTGACCTCGTGACCCGCCCGGGATCGACGCCGGAGACCAGGGTCGTCAGCGAGCCGTGGGCGGTCAAGGTTCACCGGCTGCAGATGGTGCTTACCATCCCTGCCGGGTTCGAGTTCGACCTTGACTCGGTGCCGCGGCTGCCGCTGGTGTACCTGTTGTTCAAGGGCCGCAGCGGGCTCAGAGCGCCGTGCCTGCACGACTTTCTGTACCAGGAGCAACCCCCGACGACGACCCGGCTGGAGGCCGACCTGGCCTACTGGGACGCCATGCGCAGCTTCGGGGTTCCGCTGCTCTGGGCAGCATTCCATTTTCTGGGCGTCCGCCTCGGCGGCTGGCGCGGGTGGCGTAAGTATCGACGAGGTGAGTCATGAAAGTATGTGCTGATTGTCCGGATCCGGCTGTCTGCAAGAAGGCCGGCAAGTGTCTGAAGGCCCGCAAGCCCATGAAGAAGGGCGGCTACGCTGGCAAGACTACGAAGAAGCCGATGGCCCGCAAGGCGATGATGAAGGGCGGCCGCGCAGGCAAGAAGTGTGGCTAGGAAGGATCCGAGCCTGAGCGTCGGGCGCGGGGAGAAGCTCCCCGTGTCCCGAGGCGCCGGGCTGACGGCGAAGGGCCGGGCGAAGATGAACCGGGCGACGGGCAGCAAGCTCAAGCCCCCGGCTCCCAACCCGAAAACGAAGAAGGACAAGGCGCGGAAGAAGTCGTTCTGCGCTAGGTCAAGAGGCTGGACCGGGGAGCGAGGCAAGGCGGCCCGCCGGCGTTGGAAGTGCTGATCGGAGGGCGCCATGGCGTTCAACCCTGATGTTGCCGAGGTCATCGAAGAGGCGTTCGAGCGCGTCGGGGTCGAGCTGCGGACCGGTCACCAGCTGCGCTCGGCGAAGCGCAGCCTGAACCTCATGTTCACTGAGTGGGCCAACCGCGGGGTGAACCGCTGGACCATCGACCAGACCACGATCCCGACGGTGATCGCGCAGACGGCCTACACGCTGGGCGCGGACACGGTGGATGTTCTGTCGGTATCGCTGCGCCGTGACAGCACCGACTACCCGATGGAGCGGATCGGACGGGCGGAGTACTTCGACCTGCCGGACAAGGATCTGCCTGGCCGGCCCAACCAGTTCTACGTTGACCGGCAAGTCAACCCGGTGCTCAAGGTCTGGCTAGCGCCGGACCGCAGCACCGACGTGCTCCTGATCGACAAGATGACCCGCATTGATGCGGTAGACGCCTACCCGGACGCGCCCGACATGCCGTTCCGGTTCTACGAGTGCATGGTCGCGGGGCTCGCCTACTACCTGTCGATGAAGTTCGCACCGGACCGCATCCAGCTGATGAAGGCGGTCTACGAGGAGTGCTTCCTGCGGGCCTCGCAGGAGGACCGTGACAGGGCCAGCTTCAAGGTCGCACCCTACGGCAGAGGCCGCAGGCCATGAGCCGGCGAGAGCCCAAGGGCATTTCTGATCGCAGCGGGTTTGTCTACCCGCTCCGGCGCATGCGCAAGGAGTGGACCGGGCTGCT